CAGGAGCGGCATCAGGAAGCTGCTGTGAGCCTGATAGAATGAGTTAGTGCTCAGGGCCATCATCCAATTGAGTTCAGCCTGAATCATCTCCTCATCACTCATGACCTTGTTGTCGTCGATCATGTCGTCCAGATCGTGAGCCCGTCTTGCAAATAGCTCCACAAACTGCCACGCCTTCTCATTGTTGTGAGTCAGGCGCATGAAGTCTGGTTTGATGGAGGTGTCGAAGTGCATTAATTGGCTATCATCACGTTGAAGATAGGGTCAGTCAATGAACCTCTTGCAATTAACACGATAGCAGAAGTGTTTCTTGAATTTGTTTCAACCAACGCAAGCTCAAGCTCACCTGATGATCCGTATTCACACCTCACCCATATGGGTAAATCTGTGCTTACTGAGTTACTGAAATTTATCGTCAACTCGTTGTAGGTGCTTGGACCCGTGACTTTGTTGTATGTAGCTGAAGCAATGTTCGTGTCTCCAGTGTAGCTGACTGCCGATGTTCCAGAGCAAGCAAATCTGCCTTTAGCTGCAAAAGCAGATGTTGAAACAGTTTCCCAGCTTGGCGTTGCCCCATTGCTCTGCAAAATTGTTCCACTTGCTCCGAGCCCGAGCACAACCCAAGATGAGCCATCAAAATACGCAATGGAACCACTTGGTGCTATTGACGGAAGAAGACCTATGCTTGATTGCCACTGAATCGTCCCACTTCCATCTGTTGAAATCAACTTGTTGGCTCCGTCAGTGTTAAGCTGACTTATGTTGATTGAGCCAGTGCCATCCTGAGCTGCCCACTCAGGGTTGGCTCCAGCACCTTTTGTCTTCAGGAATTGACCATCAGATCCCGGGGCCAGCTTCACTAGGTCACCGTCAGCATTGTAATACAGGATCTGACCCTGAGTGCCTGCCTCGAGTTTTGTGAGGCTTAGGTTGTGGTCATCGATCTTGCTGTTGATGTTGATTCCCTGCTCAAGCTTGCCTGTAGTTACAGCACCATCAGAGAGCTGTGCAGATGATAGTTCACCAGTAAACGTGACAGAAGGTGTCCCAAGCAAGTTGAGCTTGGGGTAGGTGACTTTTTCTCCGTCAGAGAAGTTGTATCCTGTAGCTACAATAAGTGAGAGTGGCATGATCTTATGCGGTTATGATTCTGTGGCCTGAGGCAGACATGTAGAATTTCAATGGTGTATAATTAACCGTGGAAACTGATGTCACAGACTGTTTCACGGCAACATATATGTAATCGTCTGTGTCCAGCTCGACATGTCCTATCAGGGAGATGTTTTTGTTGTTCCCTGACGTTGAGTGGTGGTGAACTTGCTCTGTCTGAGAGATCTGAGAGCTGGTAGTTGCTGAACTGTCGTATTTAAACAGGCTTGCGGCCACAGTGACATTTGAACCATTAGTTGAGCCAGACAGTGATACTTGCACCTCTGCATCGATTGGAATGTCACCAGTATATTTCAACTGGCCGTTAGCTGGCATTGTGAACTCAGTCATGTTTGAGTGAGTTGCCGTTGTCAGGGATAAAGCTATGTATGCTCCACCACTGTTGATTGCGACAGAAGCTGCTGCTGATGCGTAAATAGCTCCGAAAGGATTAACATCGTGCTCGGTAACATGCTGTGGATACCACTTGCCAGCAGTATTGCTGACAATGGTGAGTGTCTCACCTTCACTTATCCTCACATCCCCTAAGCCAGCAGGCCCCCAGTCAGGGCTTGTGATAGTGATGAAGCTGGAGGTAGCGTTAATAATGTTCTTAACAGTTATATACCCAGTCTCTGGTGTGGACAGAGTGAAAGGAGACCCTGCGCCACTGCTGATGATGTTATACAGCTTCGTGTCACTGACGGTATTGCTACTGGTATCATTGTAGGTCTGTCGGAACGTGTGAGGAGCATTGAGGGAGATCTCAGGATCGCCAGTGCCGTTGCCGTTGGCTACGGTGAGCCCAGTAGCACCAGTGATTGTCCTGACATTGGCAGCTCCACTGCCGTCCAATGCAACTATCCCAGCAGTTCCACTGAGTTCATCAATGGACCGAATGTTGCCCTCGGCATAGTTGAGCTGCTGTAGTGTTGTGATGAAGTCATTCCGAGTTACTGTCTGGGCATTGACTGGCCCGTTAACCGCATCGACTACGAAGTTATTTGTGCTGTCTGGCATATTACCAAAGTCCTGAGTGTTGTCCTTCTCGTTTCTGTCCTGTTGTCGATCCAGAGGTCACACTATGCAGTCTGATCCTGCCATCGATGCCCTCTATCTTGACCTGAAAGTAAGCTCCCCGTCTGTCTACCCTCATCTTGTGGGTCCAGTATTGATACAGGTCCAACTGAGTTCCAGTGGAGCCCAGAACAGTGCCGGGGTCAGCACTGTCAGTGTCAAGGATGACAGAGTAATCCTCTCTGCCGGGAGTCTCGTGAGTGTCATCCAAATTCTGGATGTCCCAGTCCTCCATACCAAAGGTCATGTATTTTGTGCGGTTAGGGAACGTGAAGCTGGTATTGTCAACAATGACTGATTCCTCCTTCACTCCATCCACAATCCCAGTCACCTTATATTCTGGGTCCCACGTTGAGACGTAAATCTGAGCCTGCTGGAATCTCCTTCGATTCCCTGCTTCAAACCCGTAGCCACGAGTCTTAATCATGAAGTTGATTGGCCTGTCTTCTACCTCAATAGTGTCAGAACAGATGACCTGCAGGTATGGGTCCACATTCCCAAACTGATCCCTGATGCTGACCAGAATGGGTGATGTGCTCTCGAAACGCACACCACATCCGTTGTCGCTTTCTGTGGTTTCCCCAGAGAGCCAGCCGTCTTCCGTGAACCCTGTGAACAGGTTCGCCCCAGCTATCTCGCAGTGATCTGCATTGTTCTCTGAACCAACTCCCCATAACCATCCATCTTCTGGGTCATTTACATTGCCCTCAGTAGACTCAATGATCGGAAGACTGCCATCAGTGATCTCTGAGTCAGTATCATCAATGATCTCCCTGCTTCTGGTAGCAGTGACTACCGTCCCGTTGTTGACCTGAACAGTAGTGCCTTCACTCACATGACCCTTGACCATTAGGTCACATGTGTAGGTTCCCTGAACGATGGGACGGCCCTCAAGGGCAGCGTATTCGTAGAGCCCGATTGTGCCATCATAGTCTACGTAGTAGAGATGCTCAGAGCCTTGGAAGTCTGCCACAAACAGATACTTGATCTTGATGGCCTCTCCAGTGTCGTAGCCAGACCAAGCTCCATTAATAAAGTCATAGACGAGCACAGCACTGTTCTGCTGCCCTCCATCAATCGGGACGCTCAGGTAATACCTGTTCCTCCAGTAAGCTGCACAGGCCGTCTCCTTGGCCACGTTGAAGTCGATCCTGTCGATCAGTGGCTGGATTGGCGTGCTTGCTGGCTCTGAGATTCCCTGCAGCTTGTTCTGCTCTGTCAGCCTCAGTGATACCACACCTCTCTGGCTCAGGAACCACAGATCGTTGCCTGCGCTGGCGACAGACCTTGTTCCCACGAGACCGTATTCTGTGGTCACCTGATCCAGCACAGCGTTGTTCCCCCAATCTCCTACGAGATTGCTGACCGTGTAAATGCTTGTGTCCTTGAAAACTACTACGGTCTGATCGTTCCACTTGTAGAGTCTGCGAATGTTGTCAGAGTCACCCTGATTGATCTTGAAGTTGTTGTAGACCGCATCGTAGTTGGTGTAGCTCAGGATGTCGCTGACTGCCACGTGATCTGACTTGTAGCCTCCAGATGGCTTGTGGGGGACAAGAATGCGGTTCTGGAAGAACAGGGTTGTGTCAGAGTTGGGAATCGGATTGGTTCCGTTGTCAGGAGCAGGAGCCTCGATGAATCCTTCAGCAAGTGAAGACATGACAAGCTGACTCTCGTCAGGACCTCGAGAGAGGATGACTTTATCAAATGCCTGAGTGAACCAGTATTTGCTGACCGTGTTGTTGCTGGTGAACTTTGTGGACGGGACAGTCAGGCCAACGCTGCAGGGTATGGGCTCAATGCTGTTCCCATATCGAGCCCTGTAGAGATTCATAGTGACCCCATCGAGGCTGGCAGCTATCAAGATCCAGTCAGCCCCATTAGGATCATTCCACACACCCACTCCATAGACCTGACCTAGAGCAGTTGTGATCTGTCTATTCCAGTTAATATCACCGTTGTTCCACTCAATAGGCCACGTAAAGCCGTATCGATTGAACCACGTCAGAGGCATTACACCCTTCCGGGGCTCTGCTACACCAAACCTGAACCTCGCATTAACGGCCTCAGATACCATACCGGGAGCCAGCATGTGAGGCTGCTGCCTCATGTCTACACCCACAAATCCATTGTCGCCTGCTGTGATAGGCG